ATCGGTCTGATAATAATCAGACAGATTGAAGCGGGCACGCCATAGCCCACTCCCTCCAAACAGCTTTTCAGTAAATTCCGCCTCCATCTGCCGCATGAGCGGTGCGAGGGTACTGGTCATGAAGATGGTCTGACTGCTCTCGCTGCTCGCATAGTTCGCATTCGTGTCTTGGAACACCTGCGTGGGAGGAACACCGAAGAATCTGCAAATCTCCATGTTGAGGAACTTCATAGAGTCGAGCAACTGAAGGTCTGACGGGGTCATGCCTGTCTGCACGAACTTCATCGAACCGGGGAGGAAGTTCAGATTCTGGCCGCTGCCGATGGCCTCACGCAGCCGCTGCGTCACGCTTTTCAGCTGTTTGTCCGTCACGCCCCCATAGCCCACCTGCACGGAATCCTCTCCAGTGATGAAGCCGCGCAGCGTGCTGCCGGGGGTGAACATCTCACCCTCCTGCTTATACGCCTTACGAGCATTGCCCAACACGAGCGAGGCAAGCTCTGTGACTGGAGTCCCGAGGAAGCCGTCACGGCAATAGCTGCGAATGTGGATGATTTCTCCCGGGGCGTATTCCCCGAAAATGCCATAATACGGGTCATTCACCGTGTACCGTCCTGTCAGGCGGTCATAGCTCACCGAACTGTCAGGCGGGATGCAGTAGAGGGCTTGCAGCACACCGCCGCTGTAGGACGGGACGATATAAGCATTGCCGTACATCTCGCGCTGGTAGACGATTTGCCAAAGAAAGTCGTAACCAGTCTGACGCTCATTCGGGCGTTGCGAGAGGATTCTATCGTTGGACGTTCCCTCCGCATCCTCATACCACGTGCGCCCTTCGGCTCGCTTCCTCCTGAATACATGAAGCCCGAGACTGGCCACACTGCCCGCCTTGATTTCAACGCACCGTTTCACGCAAGCCACAGTGCCCGCCGTATAGGCATCGACTATATCATCATATCCGAGCACCGTGCCCGGGCGGAACAGGTAAGGCCAGCCGCTCACGCCCTCGCTGGTATTGCTGCCAGAAGTCGAGCCGCTGAACAATGAGGCCATCGCACCCACGGTGTCGCCTATCGTTCCTCGAAGCTGTTTCCAAAGTTTCTGCATCTCGCTTTCGTTTTCTAATTATTCCAAATCCGACGAATAGGCACCACGTACCTGCTCAATGCTCAGGCCGATGGCCATCGTGCCCGTCACACATCCGTCTATCTTCGCCTTCTTCTGCTTTTTCATCGGCTTCTTATTCCCCATTTTGTCAACATCGAGCACCGCATTGTCGTAGCAGTAGGCATTGATGGGGTTCGGGTCAAAGGAAAGTTTGTCATTGAAAAGCAGTTCCTCCGTGCCCTCCACCGCTCTGGTGAAATAGTAGTTCGTTTGCTTGTATGGCTGCATATAAGGTTCGCCACCTGTGGAGCGCAGCGTGTTCTGGAACGTCTGTGCGCGGTTTGGGTCGAAGCCGATGCGCAGAATGCGCAGCTGGCTTCCCCTCTCGAAAATGTCACGGGCTATCTGGTCATAGTCGATGGTCTCTTCCCCGCAGACGTGCATATAGCCATCAGCCACCCATTTCTTGTAGATCGCCCTATTCTCGTGCGTCATCAGTGTCTGGCGTGGCAGGTAATAGTCGGTAATCATGTGCCCGCCCTCGTGCCCGTCAAGGTGAAGGAAGTAGCTCACCGCAGAGAAATCGTCCCGGACGCTCAAGTCCACGGCCACCTGACATTCAGGGCGGTAGCCCAGCGTGGAGAGGTCGAGGCGGCGGAAGTGCGAGCGGATGACCTCGCCGCTTATCCAAGTCTCCAGCGTACCCGTCTCGAACACGTTCAGCAGCTTCGTGCGAAAGGCTCGCATATCATCCGCGCTGGTCTGTGCCTTTCGCCACATATCATCGTAGAAGGTTTCCTTGACCGTGATTCCGAGGTGGGGCTGCACTTTCCTCCATGTATTCACGTCCCCCTCCTCATCGTCCACGTCTGGCATGAACAGGTGGGCGAACGTACGGTCGTCAGTGGACTCGCCCCGTAGCACGGCCCTGCAGTGCTCAAGCATCGACACGAACGGGCTGTCCACCTTATCGCTGGCAGTGGTGATGGTCACTACAAGCGGATTCTCACGCATACCCATGGAGGTCGTGAGCACGTTATAGAGGTCAGCGCTATCCGCCTGACTGTATTCGTCATTGATGACCGTCGAAGCGTTCAGTCCGTCAAGTTTGTCTGCATTCGACGCAAGGCAACGCACGAAGCTCTCGCGCATCCCGCTGTCCTTCCAGCTCACCAGCTCACGGTTAAGCTTGAAGTGACCAAGACCGGGGTCAAGGCCACGCAGCACACCGCGAATCTCGTCAAAGCATATCTTCGCCTGCTGATACGTATTCGCCGTGGTGTAGCACTGGGCGTTGCGGTCGCCGAATAAGAGGTCGTAGACGGCAAGGCTGGCCACCTCTGTGGTCTTGGAGAATTTACGCGGCACGAACAGCAGTACATCATGGAACAGGCGGTGGTTCTCGTCGGTGTAGAACCCCATGATGTTCGCAAACTGGAACACCTGTACGGGGGTTAGTCTGTAGTTCTGGCGGCCACGAATCCCGCTGAACTTCAGTTGCTCGTAAAATGCTGCAAACTGCTTGTATTTATCAATTCTAAAATCGTATTTGTCGAGCAATTTGAGGAAACGGCGAAGCCCGAGCAGCTCATAGAGGTTATGCCGCTCGGGGTGCGACACCAGCCCACGCGCATAGTCGAGCAGACGGCGGTCGATACGTCCCAGATGATAGGATGGGAGGTCGCAGTCTTGCAGCCATCCAGCGCAGGCGGTCTTCGCCTCTCGTTCTTGTTGCCGCTCTTCGTCCGTCATGCTCTATCTATGATTTTGCACGCTTGAGCACCGCAGGACGGGAGCTGCCAAGGCTCTCCATTAGACTCACCAGCCGGTCGCCACTTCTTGGACGGCTGTCCTTTTCTTGATTGACGAATCCTGCGGGCTTCGCCACGGCCAAACCGAGGTCACGGAAATACTTCCTCACCTCCTCGGTACAGCTTATCTCAGCCTGTACGGCAGGATTCAGTGACACACGGGTATTACCCTCACGGGTGATGCTCTCTATCATCGTTCCGTCACGGTCGATGCTTTCCCGGATGCTGTCCAGACGACAGAGCAGCCCGGCAAGCACACCGATGGCTGGCTCGAGGCTGGGGTCATACAGCCCACGGCTCTCCAGCCGTTCACGAATCTCGAGCAGATAGTGTCTGCGGTCATTGCTTGATTCTTTCATAAGGCATTTGAATTAATTTTACAAAAACTGGCGAAGCCACGCCTCCATCCCCTCATCGGTGGTAGTACGCCCCCGGCGCAACTTTCCATGGGCACGGACATGGCAAGCGTGGCACAGGCTGCGAAGGTTGTGCGGGTCGAATGCGAGGGCGCACATCCCAGCGAAGTCACGCCCCATACCGATTGGCCGAATATGGTGCACTTCCTCTGCCTTCTGGTCGAGGATGCCAGCGGCCATGCAATCCTCACAGAATGGATGCTCGGCGATGTATGCCGTGCGTAGGGCGTTCCACCGCTTGCTGTGGATTATCCGCTTATAGTCTTTACGCCGGCCGCCCCCTCCGTGCCATGTGGAGCGGCTTCGCCACCCTTCCTTAATCGCTCTTCCTCCATTCGGGGGTGGAATTTTCTTATGCGACCTGTCCATACTCTTAGGCGGCTTTGAATAAAATAGACACCGCTGCGACTATTTCCGCCAATTAATATCGCCGGGGAACATCAGACGCGCCCCCTCATCACCCATCGTGCGGAACATCTCACCCACTTCCTCCGATATATCTGGTGGCGTAGGTGCTGGCGGCGCTATCTGTCCTGCCTCTACAAGACGGACGGCTGCGGCAAGCGTCTGCAGGTCATGCTCATAGGTGGTGCGGAACACACGCATGACGGGCTCAGGAATGCTGCTGGTATACTCACAACCTGCAGAACGGACGGCACAATACGCAAGGTATCTGAGAAAGGAACTGAGGGAACAGAACCCACCACGCTCTGCCAATGAGCAGAACACGCGGTAGTCCGAGTCAGAGATACGGAAGCTGACTCGGTGTGTACGCGGCTCGCGGCCTGTTTTCAAGGAGGAACAAGGGCGGCCGGCAGGGGTGGTAGGTTCTTTAGCCATTTTCTACAAAGGTAAAGATTTTTCATGAATTTTACAAGAAAAAACCCGGGGAATAGTCCCCGGGCAAATGATAAAATATATTAAAAATTGCTGTCCGATAGCTGCGTCTCTGCCGCAAGCATCTTCCGTACCACGGTGTCGTCGAGTAGCTTCGCATAAGTGGAGCGCGTCACCTTCGTAGAGGAATGGCCGAGAATGCGTGCCACGGTCTCCATATCCACGCCAGCGTTGAGCAGCACGGTAGCCCCTGTATGGCGTGCCCAGTGGCTTGTTATCGGTTTGTCCACGCCTGCCGTCTGTGCCACCACCTTCAGGTATTCGTTGTATTTCACGTTCGAGAGGATAGGGAGCTGCCATCCGTATTTCTCAAGGACAGTAACGGCCGGATGAAGCAGCAGGAACGTGAACTCCTTCCCGGTCTTTCCGCGCTCACCGCTGTACGTCCATCTTCCTTCGCCCACCTTGACCAGCTTCGATGCGTCAAATGCTGCGAGGTCATGGTAGGACAGGCAGGTGTAGCACTGGAACACGAAAAGGTCACGCACGCGCTCGAGTCTTTCCGTACCCATCTGAGCACGCTCCACACGATGAAGCTCATCACGGGTTAGGTATTTGTGCAGCCCATGGCTCTCTTTGTCGCGGGGAATATGCAGCCATTTGTAGGGGTTTCTTCTTAGCAGTCCCGCGTCGATGGCATCAAGGATGAACGAGTTGAGGAATCTGTGATAGTTATTCCATTTTGAGTAATCGGTCATCCCCTTTTCCTTCAAAGCGGCATCCATGGTCAGAACGCCGTGGTCGGTTACATCAGAGAAATAGCGTATCTTTCCCCAACCAACGAACCATCGGAGGAATCTGTCGTAGCGTTCTTGGCTATCCTCTGCACGGCCGTACTTCCTTACCTCCGCACGTTCCTTGCACCATTCGATGAAGGTACGCCCCTCGCCCTTCATCCTCTCCATACGGTCAGGTATGCCCATAATGTCAATCATGCCCTCATCCATCATCGTGTCAATGACTCGGAGCACGTCAGAGCGAAGCCGTTCGAGCATTCTGTTCAACTCTACGGCATCCGAGCGGCGTACGACACGGCCGTCACGCCATTCACCACGCCCCACTCGAACACCTGTCGCCATTACCTTGCTGTGGCGCGCGTAAGTGACACGCATCTCGATGCTTGCCAAGCCAGTAGAGGCAAGCGTGTTGCGCCGGTCGAAACACCAGCTGATTTTGGGTATTTTCTCCATAATCTTCCTATTTTTTTACAAATTCATGTGTACAACATTTTCCGAATCTCTGTACAACAAATGTATTGCGTTACTCTTTTGAAAGCTCGCAAAATGTGCGAAAACACGCATACAAATTCAAAAGGTAGTTTATCCCTCGCTCGGAAATAAACCCTGCCTTTCCAATAGTCCTAACTGCTAACTACTTAAAATTCAAGTAAATAGGAAATTATGTATATGAAAAATCAAGGATGAGACCCTTAATTTTCAGCGGAAAGAGGGGGCTTTTGTACACTCTCTTTTAAGCTACGCTAATTTCCTAATCTACATGGTCTTGCGAACTTACTGAACAGGGGCGGGCGGTGCGTGTACTGATTTTGCATTGATTTCAACGCTCACTTCATCACGTACTTGACGTTTTCATCTTCGAGCACCCATCCTGTGGACTTTCCGCTCAGCAGCCATTCGCCAAACTTACTCAGCTTGCCGTCTTTTTCCTTCTTCGCTCTCAACATATTGAGAATGTCTGTTGTTTTTTCTTTTTTTTTCTTTTCCATAATTTTACCCTTTCTTATCTTTTTTTTCATCGAGCTTCGTCTGGAGGTCTCTCACGAGGTTGGTGAGGGTGTTGATGTGGTTCGTCTGCTGCTCAATCGTGCCCAAAGCCTTGCGCAGCGCCACCGCCATGTCCTCCAGCGCAGAGCCGCAAGCGTTTCCGATGACGTTTCCCGTGCCGTTCACGTTGTGGGAGTGGTCGCCGCTGGTCTGCTGACTCACCTGTGACGCAGCCGAAGGCGGCGTGCCCATCTCGTTCAACATATCCCCCTCGCCGGTCAGCAGCCAGACACGATTGAGGTCGGGGGCGTTTAGAAGAATCTTCTCTAAAATCTCTTCCCTTGGTGCATATTTTAACTTTGTAATATACCCGTTCGATATACCTGCCATCGTTTCAAAACGATTGCGTCCAATCTTCTTATATTTTAGATATTCTATAAGCCTCTGTTTTACAGTACTTTGCACCATTTCTTTATTTACACTTGTTCTAAATAGTCAAATTAGTGGCAAAAAACCACTAAAATATTTGCATTAGTGGATAAAACCCACTACCTTTGCACCATCGAAGTTAGTTAAATGAATAACCGCGGCAAAGGTAAGTAATTTTCCAAAGACCGCCAAGCGATAAATGTAAAGAAAAGAAAATGAAGGAAATGGAAACCATCCGCATCGAAAAGATGACCTGCAAGCAGCTGCGGGCGCTCCCTTACAACAAGGAGACCGTCTTCAAGCTGCCCACCGCAAGGGAGATACTGAACGCCTGTGCGCTGGCATACAAGACCCAGTACCTCATCGACAGCCGTTTCACCACGCGCACGGACTTCATAAAGAACACGCTGACCATCACCCGGCGCAAGCCCAGAAAGGAGGACACCGATGGAGTTGTCGAGGAATGAGTATCGCAGGCTGGTCGACGACGTGGCCGATGCGGTGGTGGAAAAGATGATGCCGCTCGTAAAGAGCAAGCGCACGAAGAAGCAGGAGGAAGAATGTACGTGGGTCAGTGCGAGCGAAGCCGCCCAGATATTGGGACTGTCGAAGGCCTACCTCCTCTCCATCAAGGACGCTTTCACCCACATAAAATTCGGAGACTCCAAAAGCGCCCGTGTGAAGTTTCGCAAGGAGACGCTCATCAAGGAGCACATGGAGTCGCAGAAGGAGCGCACGCGCATCCCGCCTTCGAGGCGCAACCCCGAAGGGGTCGGAATTTGAAAAAACGC